TAGACGCTCCTATCAACATACTTGCACTGAACAGCAGGAAGTGGACAATTACGCTTTACAGAAAAATTACGCTCATAGCCATCGGATTTGCGAGCCAGGATAACCTTCATCTTGTTTACTTTGGTAACAGTGTATACGCCTTGCCAATTGGTTTCCCAATTGCCCGTCCGGCCGATTGCAACTTCTTGTCCAAGTACCAAAGAGCTAATTGCTAAAGACATAATAAACTTTCGTTTGTTGCTGTGAAGTATTAATTATACTGCAAAGTGGTCCACCTGTCAACCGTTTTGGTGTTGTATTTTTACAACACTTTTAGTTGGGATTTAGTGCTTTACGAGCAAGACCGTCCAACCACAACACAGGATCGTCACCAGTCAGACGAATTTCCATAGCATCCATTTCACCAAATACACGAAGGTAGCCAGCCCCATGATAGTAGGGCCAATCAACGTGCTGTTGAAGACCAAGAAGATGACCCGGAGTTGGGTGCCAACCAGATGGCAGTTTAAAAGTCCAATAGCGAAAATGTGGCTTAATCATCTCCCAACCAAACTGAGTTAGACGTAAGCCCTTTGTTTTTCCGGGACTGTAGTTCTTGAAAATGGTGTACGGAGTTATTTCAGTAATAGCCCACTCTTGCGGCACTGGAAAACCCGCAAGAAAATCAGTTATTCTAACTGCTAGAACCTGACTCATTGATGCGTTTTCCTACCTTTAGTTCCACTACATAAAAGTCCTCACATTTAAACATCTTGTTAAGTCGATCCGCAAGATTAAACGCATGGCCGGGATTTGGCCAAGAGCATTTCTTATATTTTGGTCCAGGATAACTTACTAGACTATTGAGTGTGCGCAGGTTGATTGGCTTATTTTTGTAAAATACAGCGTAGATAGCATCTGCTGCCAACACTTCTTCACTCTTGTATGTACGAGGGTTAGTGTTAGTAAGAATTATTAATGGCTTGGGGCGACTCATACTCTATTTAGCAAAGTATGCAGTTAATGTTTCGCCTAGATGTCAATGCTTTTGGCTTTTTTCTGTTGTAATTGATCTTGAGGCTTCATGACGCGTAATGATGTACCATACAATACTATACAACTCGTAACCATACTGGCTTTAGAAGTAACAACTATGGTCCATTCTCCAGTTTTATCACCAATCCAAAACGACATGTATATTGTATTTTGTTCGTTGTGACCAGTATTACTAGGAGTTTAGTTATAGCCAGCGTTGAGCCATTCGGTGTGTTGGGTTGCATTATCACTGGACTTTTGTAATTTATATTTACCACAAAACTTCATAAAATGCAGCCCTACATGCTGAATCCGTTCTTTTTGCACAGCCTCTGCAACACCCTCATCAAGTACATCTTTGATGTATTGTGGTTGCATTGAGAGATCTATAATAGCACGATTGCGTTCATAATCATCGCGTACAAGATGCTCAACTTTCTCGTGATCAGTCCATCTCTGAAGCATGATATTATTCCAATTGAAGCCTTTGTTATTGCGATCAGAGAACGCCTCAATGAGACCAACTTTATTTTTAGTACCTTTTTCACGCACACCTGGAAACGCAGAGAAAATATTGTCCGACACATCACCACGTATGCATTTGAAGAACAACATATACTCTGGATCAGGTGCTGGCTTCATTACTTTGGTCTTCTTATCAACGATACGTTTATTCTTCTCATTAAAGTATCCTTCATGCGTAGTGGTAACGCCAGAGATTCCATTGTAAAGTTGTACGTTGGGCGCAATTAATTGTTCAAAATCAGAATCGCTGGAAACTATAATGTGATTATCGCTTGGATGTAATTGTATCCACCGTGCGACAAAATCATCCGCCTCCACGTTAGCACCACGTAGAACAGTTACATTGGTCTTGGTGTTTATATACTCGTAAAATTTATCAAAGCTGTCCCAAAATAATTGTTCTTCTTCGGCCTCTTTGGGTGTATGTGCCGCCCTCGTCTTTGCGCGATTTGCCTTGTATGGTTTGTAAACATCCTTCCGCCAAGACCGCCCCTCAAAGCAGAATACAACATGTTTTGCCTTGCGCTCACGCCATTGTTTCAACACCGCAGCCAGGATAATATGAAAGCTCATAGCAACCTTTTCTTCAGCATCACCAGATCGAATCACGTGACGCGCACGATAGAACAAATTTGCCGCGTCGATTATCAAGTAGCTCATGCTTGTGACTTGGTCTTATCATTAGTACGAATGCGACCAGCCTCGGCAATGAAGTTACCGGCAGCTATACCATCTTGTGAAATATTACGGCACAATTCGGTAAACCAAAGATCGACGGTTTCTTCGGGACTCGGTGCTATATATCCATGATTGCGTAACGATATAACGAATGCAGCGTTCCACTCAAGCTCGAAATTGCCTTGTCTTGGATTAGCGTGATCAATATTGGCCGCAATAACATTCACCCACGGCTCTTTGCTATTACGCATTGACTTTGCAGTGGGCTTTCGCTTAAATAATTTCTTAAAGAACGCAAACATCTTAAAGATTCCTTGGTGGAGTCTTAACTTTGTTATCTTCTCTAAACTGCTCAACATCCTTAATTGCCGATTGCAATACAGTTGCATAGTTCAAAGCCTGTTGCTGATTCATAATAATAGATGCTTCGTATTCAACATACCCTTTGGTGAGTAAGGTCCAAATTATTTGGAAGCGATTGAACTTCCAGAATTTTGTTTTTTGCTGTGTATATGTAGTAATGCACACACCGCAATCGTCGGCCTCAACCCAAACTTTATGTTCGCAATCAGGCGAGCAGCATTCACACACTACGGTATAGTTTTTGGAATCACCATAGTCTCTATGCATAAGAATACCTTCTGCAGGAGTTTGTGGAGTTATTTCTTTAGTTTTCATAATATCAATCCCAATTGTGGATACCTGCTGGACTCATACTACGATCATAATATGTAATCTTCTTCTCTACACTAAAGCCAGCAAGGCGTTGAATTTCTTCCAGAGTAGGAATTGGCAATGCCAATTCCTTGTTAAATCGTGCATAGTATGGATCGAACATAATCTCTTTTTCCGTCTCTATCATCGGCTCCATACTGCGTTCGTGTAAGATATTATTTACTAAGTCGATGATAAATGTTTCCTCTTCAGTGAATTTTGGTGGTGTATATTTAGGAAGCTTCACGTCCCTGAACAATACAGTAGAGGTTCTCACGGTTACATTGAGATCCTTGTCAACAGTGGGCGGATACTCAGTAGCAATCATAGCAACCGCTGCGACACGACTAAAATCACTTGGATCAAGTGCAATGCTTATATTAAATTTTCTCATAATATCTCCTTATTTTCCCCATGCATTCGACCAGATGTCGAGGTGCAATCTTGGACTATATCGATAGCCCCTTAACAATGCCTCATCAGCAATATGTCTTGTATTTGCAAAATACCCTGTATCTGTTCCACCAACTGGCATAACAAATACTTGTCCGCCAAATCCAGCATTACGATATTCAAGCACTGCTTGATTTACTTCGTCAAAGTCCGTCGTTGCATCAATCACAAACTTTAGATAAGTGTACCCCAGTGATTGATATTCTACCACTACATCCGGCTTGATCGCCTTCTCCCACTTTTCGCCAGATGCACTTAACTTTGGGCTTACACTAAATGTAAGATAGTCCCTATCTCGTCCAAAGCGTGTCCACTCTTCAAACAAATAAGAATGAAAGTTATCATGTAATGGTTGAGTGCCATTTGTTTCAAATGTCAGATTTTCCAACCCTTCCATCCGCTTATGCCCAAACAGTGTTGGATACAGTTGTTGCCAACCAAGCAATGGCTCTCCACCTGTCATAACAAGATGAACATCATTCCCGTTCTTTTGCACCCATTCATGATTTGGCGTCAATGCCAACATAGCGTCGATAGCCTGATCAACGGTATATGTTGGGCTAAGGTCCCTAAACGCAGGATGCCAAGATGGGTAAGAATCACATCCAGTTTTCACCAATGGTAGCTCTTCAAATGTTTTGTATAGATGAACATTCTTACCAATTTCGTCTGGCTCTGTTGTCTTCTCACCATGCGGCATACCAAATCCTGCACATTGGAAATTGCAACCAAAAGTTCTAAAGAATACAGATGGTACACCCACAAATCGACCTTCGCCTTGTGCAGAGTAAAATACTTCGCTAACTTTAATCTCTTTCATATATTGTAGACCATTTCATTAATTTTTCAAATTTTGCCTGCATAGCAAGCTTAACACCATAATCTGTAATCACACCTTCTAATTTTAGTAGCTCTATCATTGCCACTAAATCCCCAATCTCTTCTTCGAGGTGTTGTTTATTAGTTAGCGATTCCCCGGGCTTGAAGTTATCCAACCCAAAGCGGTGACACTTGCTAATTGCCTGGATCACCTCGGCACACTCTTCGGATAAAATGTT